TTTTGTATATAGAAATTAATTTTTGAGAGAAATTTCTCTCATGAAATTAAGTTCATTCTTATCAATCTTTGAAGCGTCAACAAAGCCGCTATAAATACCCTTAAGTAAAGCAGTAGAAGATTCATAAACTTGTAATCTTTGAACACTGTCCATAAATTCAACAATGCCAACTTCACGTAATTCATTTTTTTTATATTTGAAACCGGGGTGATTAAGACAAGTAGATATGAGTGGTAGAAGAGTGGATTTGTAAACATCATTTTTGTGTTGTTCGAAGCTCATGCGATCTTCTTCAATCATCCATTCTTTTGTAGATTTTCCCCTGGCTTTTTCCACTTTTGGGTAAGTGTTGAACATAGCTCTTAAATACGAAGCCATCTGTAGATATGCGGCTTCATCTATCTGAACATTTTGTTCTTCATTAAGTAAATAAAAAAACGGTTCCCCGTCTTCTGTTTGTGTTTGTTGCAATTGAAATAATTGGAAATTCAAATCACCGAATAGTAACTTTGTAGATTTTGAGTCTATACTTGGAACAAGCATACAAAACAAAGAAAAGTCAGACATTTTATTCCAATCAATACCAAGATCCCATAATTGCATGCGATACATAGTAGGATTGGCAATAAAAATATTTATAGTAGAATAAATCTTTTTCTCACCACTTTTTATAATGTCTCCTATTGTAGGTTGATTAATTATAATGTCATTATATGTATCATTTTCGATAACAAATGGTTCACCAAAATATAATTTCAGTGCATCAATTTCAGATTCTTTGGAAATTGTCATATTTGTTATTCATTCCTGCATATAAATTATTAGGACATTCAATTTGAAATTTCAACGTTCTACAATAATACCTAGAGTCAATAATATCTCCATAATCATCTATACATTTAAGTTGATTTCCCAAAGAATTCGTCCAACATAAAAGATCTTTTACGATATAACTCAATAAGTCTGTTCGTACAATTCCATATTCTGTATCAAGATCATCTTCATGAACTAAACACATAACTATAAGTGTTTGTATTTTCATAGCCTTATTGTAATATGATGTATCAGTATCATTTATATCAAACATAATAAAATTTAATACTTCTTTATTAATACCATTCAGTTTTAATATAGGAAGAATTTGCTTCTTATCAACTCGTTTATTATATTCAATGATTAAATTTCGCTCATTTAGTTCTTGAGCTGTGGGATTATTTTTATCTGTATATTTATTCAACGGGCGTTTATCTTTTTTCCCTAAAATTTCATTAAGATCAGGATCCTCATTGAATAGTTTTAACAGTTTATCTTTTTTATAAATGATGTCGTTATTTTTCTTATTTTCAAGATCTCGTGTAATATGTGATATATCTCTATTCATCTAATTGCACCTCCACTTCAATAGAAGAATGATTGTCTCCATTATTATCTGTGGCTGATAAATTAAATCTTTTACCTATTAAACTATGAGCTTTTCCAGGCTTAAGTGATATAGTGACATTATCCATTACAGTCAATTTTATTAATCCTTCATAATATGATTTTTCTTCTTCTGTATATTCGGAATTTTTGTCAACAAGACTAATATTCCATTCAGAAGTAAGATCGGCATAAGGAAGTTTATATTCAAAATATGAATTTTTTCCAATATAAAGAAACTGTTTTGAACGGTCCAATAATGGCTCGATTTCACCATCGTCATTTAGATACATCCATTCAATTTGTGAACTTGTAATCATTGTTTGAGGTTTCTGAATAATCTCTGTTTTTTGATCACCAGAACCTTTATAATAATTGCAAATTCTAAGTTGAACATTATCAACTTTTTTATTCAATTCATCTTGTTTTATGGAAAGTTTAATTACTCCAGAAGGATTAAGATCTATTATTTTTGTGACCTGATAGACTTTTGGGTCAAGAATGTTATTCGTAAGCATAAAACGTTGTTCGTGCATAATAGTACGATCGTCACTAAGTCCTAAATCATATAAATTATTACCATACGCATAATAAATATCTGGAAGCCATGCAGCTGTCAGATTATCAAGCGAAGATGTATATTGATCATCCCAACGACCGCTTGTGTAGCTATTAGCTGATCTATTTGAACCCCAACATTTATATAATTTGTTATCGTAAATCCATTGAAATTTCCAATTACATTTTAATATATTATATCTAACAAAAGCATTCGCATCATCTCTACCGACAATAAACCACAGTTGTGTAATTCTTTCGTCTGGAAGTGAGAGCGGATTATCAAGTTCGTGCCCAGATATGTTAATATCGAAGTCAGTATCATCAGGAACAAACACATAACTTCCTATTGGATAATGTACTTTAGGCCGAAATTGTAAATAATAATCCACTGCATCTTTAAGAATGGAAAGCTTGGCATGACGTTGATATTTAGCATCTTCCCATTTCCATCCATCTTTTGTTAAAATATAAACTCTTTTATATTGTGCATCGGCAGTAAAAGAATTATTCATAATTGCATCAGACTGATTTTTCTTTACCTGAGCTAGATTACTGCCATATGATGACAAATAATTTTTGTACATTTCTGCAGTAACCATAGAATCAACTCCTAGAATTAATTTTGTCTAC